TCTTACGGTTTACTACTTGAAATCATTGCAAAAGAAGTTAATATGGTTCCTGATGAATTGATTGGTAATTTAGGTGATACACATTTGTATTTGAATCATATTGAACAGGCAAAGGAACAGATTGGTATGGATTTAACTGATGAGGAGAGATACCATATTTGGTTTGGTAATAATTATGAAACAGGAATGGAGAGATTTTTTGACCCAAATAATCTACCTAATTTTGATGATGTTTATTATGAACCAACCCCAAGCCGAACAAGAGAGCCGTACGCATTACCACAACTTTCCTTTTTAGACGAGTATCATTATATGAGTGATACTGAATTAGTAGGATCTATAGAATTTTCTGAAAAAATAAATAAATTTAGACCCGATTTCTTTAAAATAGAAAATTATCAATCACACCCATCAATTAAAGCACCTTTAAGTAATTAATATATGATAGGAGAAGCAAAAATAGTACATTTAAAAAGTAATGCACAAAAATTAGAGACTTGGATTGCAATGATTAATGGTGAAATTGTGGGACACATTTATATGGAGAGAGAGGACGGGTTAAAAATAAAATTCTTAGACGCTTGGGTTCACGAAGATCACAGACGTAAAGGTATTTTTAGAATGTTATGGGAGGCTAGATGGAATTATGTTGCAGAAAAATATTCTGGATGGTTGGCATACGCATGGTGTAAACCTGCATCTCTACCATTATTATTGGAAAAAGGTTTTGATGCGGGTGAGATGTGTACATATGTAGAAAAGAAGATAAATTGAGGTCGTTTATAAAATATACACTTCTTTGGGTATCCCAAAATTTATCAATTCCTTTTTGGACTGTAGGACATATTCACCTTATGACAACAATATATGAGGATATAATCGAATTAACTATGTCTTTAGGGATGAATATCATAGTGGGTGTGGGATTTTATGTGGGTTGGTTAGACCATAAAAATGAAAAAAAATAAAAATAAAAATAAAAAAAAATGGAAAAAGTAATATTAAAAGAAACAGTTGTTAGTGGTGACACTAGAAATAATAAAAAGTATAATAGAAATAGAAAACCTAAAAACAAAGTAGAAAATGGTGAGAATAATAATAGTATAAAAAATGATTTTTTACTCATCAAAGGAATAAAAATGATCGGTTCATATAAGATAGGTTCTAATTACTTTATTTATTTACAAAAAAAACCTAATTTTTTACATAGATTTTTCACTAAGTTATTATTAGGTTGGGTTTGGAAAGATGTAAAATAAAAAATTATGGAAAAAAGTTATCAGATTAAAAAAATAATGTTGTTAAAAGGCAAATTTCAACACGTTATACTACTTAATACACAGGGTGAGGTTTTCGAAACTAACTGTTTTGGTGAGGCAATGAAAATATGTGAACTAATGAATGCAAATACCGATAGTGGGTGGAAGTATGAGATAGTACAGATATTAAATAATAAATAAGAACGGGCGTTCAAATAACATAAAAAATTAAAAAATAAAAATTATGGAAACAATTTCATTCGCTTTGGGTGTGGCTTCTGTCTTAGTTGTGCTTTTGGGTACGGTTACAGTATGGGTTACGCTTAAGGTTAAAAATTTAATTAAAGAAAATCGTGATTTAATAATTACAATTAACAATTTAGATCAAAATATTGATCGTAGATTTGAAAATCTGGAACATCATTATTCAGATGAAATAAAAGAGATAAACGACACTATAAATGTTAGAACAGATGGTGTTTATATTAGAATAAAAGAAGAAACGGTATCATTAGAGAGACATATGGATCATATGTTAGAGACTAGTAAAAAATATACCGATTCCAGAATAGATAAGTTAGTAGACTCATATTTCGAACAAAAAGAAATATTAAGTAAAACAAAACAAATTATCAAAGGATAAAATAAGATTACGCCCGTTTCTTATTTTAATTGATATTTATCCGTAAGATTATATTTATATAAAAAAGTTTATGGAGATAAAAAAAATTACAGAACAAGAGGTTAATGATATTATTCAAAAAGAAAAAATTGATTTATCTTCTTTCGAAGTCAGAAGTACGTTAAACCCTAAAATTTTTGACGATGAACAACATATGCATGAAGAAATAAGAAGTAGACTTCTTATGATTGCAGATGATTTTTTTGAGACATTAAACGTAGAATGGGTAGATATTGATGATATCATATTAACAGGTAGTTTAGCCAACTATAACTGGTCAAAATTTTCAGATGTAGATTTACACATTTTAGTTGACTTTGAAGAAGTCGATGATAATGAAGAATTAGTAAAAGAATACTTCAACTCAAAGAAAAATTTATGGAATGATAAACACGATATAACTATAAAAGGTTATGATGTGGAGATATATATGCAAGATACAGAAGAACCTCACGTTTCTAGTGGGGTTTATTCTATTTTATGGGATGGTTGGGTAGTTAAACCAGATTCATCAAAAAAAGATATAGATTCTAAAAAAGTAGAACAAAAAGTCAACAGTATTATAGATTCAATAGAAGAGATTTTTTATATGTATAAATCTGGTGAATATGACAAAACTATTAGAAAAATAACCAACCTAAAGGACAAAATTAAAAAAATGAGACAAAGTGGGTTAGATAGAGAAGGTGAGTATTCATTTGAAAATATTGCGTTTAAAGTCTTAAGGAGAACAATGTATTTAGATAAATTAAGTGAAATAGAAACTAAGGCATATGATAAATCATTAACACTAGATGAATCAATATTAAAAATTAAAAATTTATAAAAATCTAATTTTGTTTTTTTATTAAAACTGCAATATTTATTTAATAAATATAATTATGGCTTCAACTTATTTAACAGGTACTTTTACAGTAATACACAACACTGGTAATACTAATTTTGATAGTTACGTTTACAGTGCGGTTTACTTTAATACAAATGGTACATATACCATAAACGGATCTTCAATAACAGGTGTTGCAGGTAAAACAATAGACTTATTAATTCAACAGAGCGGTACTACATTAAATAATGGATTCGCATTATTAGGTAATCTTAAACCTGCAGGATTATTTCAAACAGGATTAATAACATCAACTGGTGGTACAGAACAATATAGGTTTGTTGACATTAAAACTGGATTACCAACTAACGGATAATAATAAAAAAAAATAAAAAATGAGAAAAATAGTAAATCCTAAAACATTAAAAGGTCAAGACAAAGTAAATAGAATGTTAGATCTTATGGGAAAAATGAATACACTTAATGAGAGTAAGTCATTTTCTGAATTGGAGTTAATAAAAAAAGGTCCTAATGGTATTGTTTACGGTATTGTTAGAGAAAATCACGATTACTTTATAAAAACATCGAATAAACCTTATGGTAAATTTTTATCAGAAGATTTTCAATACATCGGTGGTTTACAAAATAAAGGTACCGAAAAATATCATTCATATGCTGAGGCATTAAAACATTTAAATATTAAGTTTGATATGTTAAATGAATCTTATGGTATCGAATATAACGTCAATATTTTTGAATCTGATGGTAATGCAATTGCAGGTGGTGCAGGATTCGGTTTCGTATTAGAAAAAGAAGAAGAAATCATTTTAGATGATGATATTACGGAAGAGAAAAAAGTACTTAAAGTAGATGCACCAGCATCGGCAACTCCTGAGGCACCAGCGGCGGAGGTACCTGTTGAGGATGATGTTGCGGATGATGAATTTGGTTTTTCTGATGAGGATACAGAAGATTTAAGTGATGATGAAGGTGATACACTAGGTGATGAAGGTACTGAAGATTTAGGTGATGAAGGTACTGAAGATTTAGGTGATGAAGGTACTGAAGATTTAGGTGATGATGAAATCACAAAAAAAATACAAAAACTAACAGGTAAAATCGGACAGATGTTGAGGGACTCTGAAGATGTTGACCCTAAACTAGAAAAATACGTTATTAACTCAATCATTTCGGCTTTACATTTAGATGAAATGGATGAAAGTGATAAAGAAGATATAATCTCAAAGTTCGAAGGAGAGGATGAAGAAGACTCATTTGGTGACGATGATGGTACTGATGATTTTGGTGATGATGAGGGTTCTGACGAAAGTACTGAAGCACCAGAAGGAGGTTCTGACGAAAGTCCTGAAGCACCTGAAGGGGGTTCTGACGAATTATCAGAATCTAGAGGTATTGTTTTTTCTAAAAAACAACTTATAGAATCTTTTTTAAACAGAAGTACTAAAAAATCAATTAAAAAAGTTTTAAAAGAAAGAAAAGAAATCTGTAACGAATGCGGTGGTTACCAAAATGGAGATGTAGTTGAGGGTATGATGTGTGAATGTTCGTCAATGTACGAAGGTGAATCCAATGGGTTTAGTGATGGTAGAAAAAAAATAGATTTGGCTAAGCCATACGGTACTATAAATGCGGACGACTTAAGAAAGGTAAGAAGTATGAAAAGAAAAAGACATATCGATGAGGATGAAATGAATGTTGTAGATGCATTACAAACAGGACAAGGATATCTTTCAGCGACAAAAGATTTAGATAGAGATTTCGATGGTATACCAAACAGATTAGATTTAGATAATAATGGTGACGGAGATTTAGATTTTTCTATGAATAATAGAAATTCTTTTGATGATGATTTCATTGAATTAGATATCGACTTTTTAAGATCCAATGCACCTGTTAAGGAACCAGGAATTGAAACACCTACAACTAAACCAGGAACTGGTAAAGATTGGGGCACGGTTAAGAGACCGAAAGTGGATCCTAGACCTAAAGCGTTAAGTGATTTAGATAGAGATTTTATGTCTAACGCACCTGTTAAGGAACCAGGAATTGAAACACCTACAACTAAACCAGGAACTGGTACAGATTGGGATAAAATAAAAAGACCTAAGGCAGATCCAAAACCAAAGGCTATGGGTGACGAAGAAAGAATTAGACCTTCATATAGAAGAAGAGGAATGTTTAGATAATGAATTTAGTTTATATTAATAGGATTGGTCAGAATTGGAAGGGGAACTACGTTTATGAGTTCCTCTTTTCTGATATTTTAGAAGATATAGATGGTGACGGTTGGGACTCATACCCTTCATTGGGAAATCCTGAACCGCCAGAAGATAAATTTATTAAAAAAAATGGTTCTTTAACTACTACACTAAAATTAGATTTAGTTAAAGATTCAGAATCTTTCGCAATGTGGGACGCAGTTGATGGTATAATCGCATTGGCTTGGGAAAATATGGAAGGGTATGATGATTATCCCGAAAAAAGACTTTTCTTTTCATTTGGTGAATCTTTATCTTCCGTAGAAGATAAGTTATACGAAAAGGATATGGTAATAAAATATGAAAAAGAAATGATTAATACTTAAAATTATGGGTAATAAAATTAGAATTTATGAATCTGAAATAAAAAGAGCCACTAGGAGAAAACTAATGGAAAAATATATTGATTCAGTTGACGAGGCGGAAGAGATGACAGTTTACAATCAAGATGAATTTGATAGTTCTTTTGATAAATTAGATAAAGGTACTTATGGTGTAAAAGATAAAGAGGGTAAGATACGTTCAGTAACCGTAAATGAGGATGACGATTTGGATCAAACCTCAAAGGGGGAACCTAAATTATTAAGAAAATCTACGGGAATTAGTAAGGGTAAAGATATTTCTAAAAGTAAAATTAGAAAATAATAATTTATAATCGTAACTATTGTGAAAATTAATATTTTTGAAAAATCCAAAGAAAAAAAAGACAATACTATTCACACAAAAAAATGGGATAGATGTGTTAAAGACGTGGAGAAGAAGAATAAAGAGAACGGTACCGATTATAACCCATATTCAGTATGTACAGATTCTATTGGTTATGAGGGTTCTGTTAAAAAACCTCACAGAAAAAAAGATGGGGTAGTTAATCCTAAAATGAAAAAAAAGGACTTAATGGAATATATTAATTCTAAAGTTAGAATTAATGAAACACCTAATAATGAAGGTGAACGTCAATATTTTGTAATTAGAGAAATGCCTTCCACAGATAAAGTTAAAATATTCAAATTTTTAGAAAATCTTAAATTAAGTGGTGTAATTAATATGTTCGGGGCATCCCCATTATTAAATTGGACTAAGGATGATTTACATAGATGGTTATATGGAATGGGTAAAGATCCTGAAAGTATAGAAGATGAAATTGGAAATTTAGATGATTACGATGAGGATGATGAGGACTATGTAGGGAACTCAAATGGAGATAAAAATTCTTTAGAAGAACAATTAATACATATCAATTATCTTTTAGATAATAAACAAGAGATTAGAGATATTTTAGTTAGGGCAGCAATGGCTAGAATAGAAAATAGTGGTGGTAGTACTGAATTAAATAATGTACAAAGAGTGTTTGAGAAGATGGCTAAAGATTCTTTTAAAATGTGGGTAAGTACTATATATGGACATTAAAAATAAAAATATGAAAAGAAAAAATATCGTTAACGAAGTAACCAATAGAGTTATAAAAGAAAAATACAGACTTAACAAACTGGTTGAGGCTATTGAATATGATCCCGAACATCCAGAAAGGATGAATCCTGATTTAGAGGGTAGACTTAGAAGTGGTGAACATTTATTTGGTAAGAGTAAATCTGTACCAGTGGGTTCTGATTCTCAGAATTATTCCGAAAAAATCGCAGGACAAAGATTTAAAGAAATTGTTAATAAAGTTAAAAGATATCACGGTGTTAGAAATATTACACCCGATATGATGAGAATGATGTTCCAAATAATGGGAGAGATTGGTCAAATTGAGACTAGACATAAAGAAGCATTAGAACAATTGGCAGTTGATATAGTATCAGAGGAGTTTGACATTCCTGATCAAATGTTAGAGGCAACTCTTACACCTCCAGGTTCTGAATTAAGTATTGAACCTGATGAAGAGGAAGATGAGGATGAAGATGGAGGGTTTGAGGTTCCTAAAAAACCTAAAAGTGCTCAACGTATGGAGGAGTTAGAAATTGAGGTAGATAAAAGGAGAGTGATTAACGCACTTATGCAAGGAGCCGCTAAAAAAGGACACTACATCTTCCATATGGTTGCAGACGAATTAGACGCTTTAGATCCTAGATTAATGGGGTTATACGGTAAACTTATGTCATTGGCAGATTTCCAATATTGGATTATACCTGACAGTGTTATGGGTGGACAAGTCGGTGGTGTAGAAAAAATCGAATGGAGAAAGGCAGAAAAACCTGAAGACAAAGATGAAGAAAACGATATGGAGAGAATCGATATCGAAGAAGGTGATGATATACCAGTTGTAGTTGCTAAGGCTTGGATTTTTCCATTATTAGTTCATGAGTTGATTAAGGGTACATTAGAATTATCCGCAATTAACTGGGCTGACGATCATTTAGATTTTGAAGAACAAAAAGAGGTTATTGAAAAGGCGGATACACCTGAAGGTGAGATATGGGGAATGAGATTAGGTCCTGGTATGTGGGAGAAATTCTTAGAATGTATTGATTCTGAAAACTACGACATTAAACAATGGTTGTTTAGAGAATTAACTAAGTTACCTGCAACACAATTTCACGAATTTATGAAAGAAATACTTAGTGGTAGTCAAAGATGTAAAGAAGTTGTAGACACACTTAAAGACTTACATAATCAAGATAAGGGTGATACTATAGAAGATATGTTTAATGACACAGGTTATGATGATATGGAAGATATTATAGATAATTTAGGTGTAGAACCTAAGGAAGATGATATAGAAAACGTAGAAACAGACGAAGTAGATTATAGTAGAATGTCTAAAAATGAAATAATGAAATTAATTGATGATGCATTAGACAAAGGTGATTTTAAAAAGGTAGAAGAACTTCATAAATACGTTTAATTAATAAGAACATAAAATAAGAGAATCCCACCAAAAGTGGGATTTTTTATTTATTAACAATATTTATTAATAAATAAAAGTGATGATAAATCAAAGAGTACAAAACGCAATAAATAAAATTATTGAAAAAAGATACGATGAGTTAGAGGATTATATTGAGGTGATCGAGTATATTAAAGGATTACTAGAATTAAGTTATAGTGATTCAATAGAGGGGGTATTTACTTATTTAATGAATCAAGGTGTAAACCCTTTTGATGAGGTTGATATAGAATTGGATTATTATGTGGGTAATGATGATATGTTTTCAATCCTAACAAATATTGGTTGGTTTGACAAATATCTTACAGATAATAAAGAATTTCCTTCAGATTTTGGGGATATAATTAAATCAGGTGATAGGATTTATATGTTTTGTAGTGAGTGGAAGGATTTGGCAGATTTGTTTGAAATAGACGATAAAACTTTAGTTGAGGATATATTAGATCCTGATTGGTCAGAAATATTCGGTGATTTTGATGTTAGTTTCGAAAATGATGTAACAGAAGTGTTAAGTGATAAGGCAATAAACCATATAAAAGAATATATCAAAGAAAATGATTTTATAGGTAAAGAGATTTATACGTTAGACTCAGAATATGGAGATATTTTAACTGAAGAATTATTAGAAGATAAATACACACTTTTCCACTTAATAGATGAAGAACAAATGTTTAATGACTTAAAATGGGAATTAAAAAATATGTATAGATGGTCTTATAATAGTGCCTCAGAAAGTGAACTGTTTAAAAGTATAAAAGATGTGATAACATCATTTTTAGGTTCTGAAGGTGATTGGGATGAAATTAAAAAAGGTGAGAAAGTAGATCATATATTAAAATTTGATGTCACTAATATATTTTACCCATATTTAAAACTTTATGTTGAAGCCACAGGTAAATTTCCATTCGATAATGCAAACTATTTTTTAGAAGTTCTAGATGAAGTTTTGATTGAACAAGGTAATGAATTGAGTGCACCGAATGTTGATAATTTTTATCCTGATAGTAGAATGGTAGAAGAGGATATGACAGAAAACGTAATTTCTAATCTATAATGAAAGTAATAATTAATAATAGACAACATTTACTTTTGGTTGAGGATAGCCAAAAATGGGATAAATTTATTCAGTATTTTAACAATAATACAATGAATAAAAATACTAAGGAGTGGTTAAATGATTTTTTCAATACGTTTAATTTAAATAAAGAAACTTTATTAAATAGTGAATCACTCTACAATATATTTTTAGATTTTTTTAGGAAAAATGTTGATTACTATAGTAATAACCTTATGGAATATGGGGAAAGGATTACAGAAATATTTGATTTAATTAGTGAAAAAGAATCTAAACGAATTTTAAGTAGTAATGGTAATCCATTAGAAAAAATAAAACAGTTATTATTATTAGAGAAAAAGTTTCCTTGGAAATATAAAAATGTTATGTTAAAGGAGGTTGTTGATGGGTTATTATATGATGTAGTAGAATACTCCTTCAAAAATTATAACCCTATTGATGCAATAACACAATTATCTATTATAAAGGATAAGATGGGTATTAGTAGGTCAGAAGGTATGGTACCATTAGTTAAGGACTTTGCATCTAAAAATGGTTTAGTATTAATACCAAAACATAAAGGAATAACATTTAAAAAGGGGGATGAATCGAGAATTAGGGATTTAATAAATTATATTAAAGATGTACCAATTCTACCTAAAAAAACTAAAAGAGGTTTTTTAAATTACATTAATCAAACTGAAAGTGGTGGTCAATTATCTACTTTTTGGAGTGCCGCCAATCAATCTGGTATAATACAAAAAGTAGGTGGCGGTAATAATGTTACTTATGAATTAGGTCCGAACTACAAAGACTGGGAAGAAGGTAAAGTAGTAGCGTTTTAAATTAAAAATATATGGATAGAGGGGAACAACTAAAAATATTCGCTCGTTGTTTAGGCGAACCAATATATGCAATCGAAACTTTTTTAAAAACATTCGATTTAACACAAAAAGGTATGGTACCTTTTAATTTGTTTCATAAACAAAAAGAAATAATTAAATCTTATGAAAAGTATAATCGTAACTTAGTAACCAAACCTAGACAGGCAGGTGTATCAACTACCACTGCCGCATATATTGCGGTTAAAACCGCGTTTGGTGATCCAGATAACCCCCATAAAGTACTAATACTCGCCAATAAACAAACATTGGCACAGGAATTCTTAAAAAAAATAAAAGATTTCTTAGACCAAATACCTTATTGGGTATGGGGATTGGATGAGGGTACGGATTATTTAGAAATTAATTCTAAGGGACATTTAAAGTTAAAATCTAATGGTTGTGAAATTAGGGCATTAGCAACATCAAAAGATGCCTTAAGGGGTTTTACGCCAACATTCTTAGTTATGGATGAGGCTGCCTTCATCGATAATGGGGCAGATGTATTTGGGGCTGCATTAGCATCCTTAGGTACAGGTGGTAAAATTGCATTAATATCTACACCAAATGGTATGGACCCATTATACTATAAAACTTATGATGGTGCCAAAAATAAAGATAACAACTTCAATGTAGTTGAAATGAAGTGGTATCAGGATGTTAGATACAACAGAGGATTATTTTGGGTTAGGGGAGAAAATGAAAAGATAGAATGTAAAACTTTAAATAGGACTAAGTTGAGGTGGGAATATTTAGATAAAATATATGAAACTGATGAATCTACCATAGATTATTATGAGGTTATGGTGAAAGAGGGGTGGAAACCTTTATCCCCTTGGTATGAAGAAATGGCGGCAGATATGGGTGATCCTAAAAAGATTGCACAAGAGTTAGATGTTTCATTTATTGGTTCGGGTGGTAACGTAATAGATGATGAATTTATCTCTTATCACGAAGAGAATTATGTTAAAGATCCAGAATTTTCTGCAGAATTAGAGAAAGCGATGTGGATTTGGAAGAAACCTGAGGTGGGTCACAAATACATAATGGGTGTGGATGTTAGTAGAGGTGATGGTAAAGATAGTTCTACTATAGTCATTTTAGATTTTGAGAATTTAGAACAGGTTGCAGAATTTAAATACAAACTACCACCAGATATGTTGGCAGAAGTAGTTTACAAATACGGTAATATGTATAATGCCTACACAATAGTTGATATTACTGGTGGTATGGGTGTTGCGACAGTATTAAAACTGTTAGAAATGGAATATAACTTCTTACACTATGACGACCCTAAAAGTAGAAAGTTATCTGAAAAGTACGCAAAAACAAAATATAATGAAGGTGATAAAGTTCCGGGATTTAATGTGGGTAATACTAGACTACAATTAGTTTCTGAATTTGAGGAACATATAAGAGAAAATAAAACTATAATAAGATCTCATCGTTTAATTTCAGAATTGAGGACTTTTGTATATAAAAACGGTAGACCCGATCATATGGAGGGTTATCATGATGATATAATAATGGCTTATGCTATGTGTATCTTTATAGTACAAACATCATTCAAAAAATTAGAGATGGTTGAAAAACAAACTAAGGCTATGTTAGAGAGTTGGATAAACGTTAATAATAAAACAGTTGCCCCACTATTAGAGGATCAGAAGTATGTAAATCCATTCTATACTAACACACCAACATACCACCCTAAACAAGGGAATAATAGTAATAACGACAATGGTGAGTACAATTGGTTGTTTGGTAGGAGATAGTATTTAGTTTTTTTTGATATTTATTATAATAGTAATAAAGTATAAAGATAAAAATGGCTAGAAAAACGATATTCCAACAGTTAAATGATTTATTCGGTCCTGAAGTAAAAAGGGCTCAAAATAAGTCAAGATATTCCATAAATGATAAAGAACTTCTTAAAACTAAATCTAAGGAGGATTTTGAATTTGAGAAACTTAAAAGACAACAAGATACATACTTGTCAAATATGTGGCAGAAAGTTGATAATGAAATATATCAACACTCCATATATTACGAAACAACTAGATTGGCATCATATGCAGATTTTGAGGGTATGGAATTTTTCCCAGAAATTGCTGCGGCATTAGATATTATGATGGAGGAATCTACAACTTTAAATTCAGAAAATAAAGTTTTAAATATATTCTCTGAAAGTAGAAGGGTGAGAAGAATCTTAGAAGATTTATTTTTTAATAGATTAGATATACATACCTCATTACCTATGTGGACAAGAAATACTTGTAAATATGGTGACAATTTTTTATTCTTAAATATTGATAGTGATGAAGGTATTACAGGTGTTAAACAATTACCTAACATTGAAATTAGTAGAAAGGAGAATGAAGGGTTTGAGGGTAATACTACTATTAAAGAAAATGATAAATTTAATCCGGTCACATTTATTTGGGGTCAAAGAGATATAGAATTTAATGCTTGGCAAATTGCCCATTTTAGATTATTAGGTGATGACAGAAGGTTACCGTATGGTACATCTATGTTAGAAAAGGCTAGAAGAATATGGAAACAATTATTATTATCTGAAGATGCGATGTTAATCTATAGAGTAACTAGGGCACCAGAGAGAAGAATATTTAAAATATATGTCGGTAATATTGATGAGAAGGATGTCCCAGCATATGTAAACAAAATCGCAGATAACTTCAAAAGAAGTCCAGTTATTGATCAAAAAACTGGACAGATAGATACTAGATATAATCAAATGGCACAAGATCAAGATTATTTCATACCTGTTAGGGATCCAAACGCACCAAGTCCGATAGATACTTTGGCGGGGGCAACAAACCTTTCTGAAATAGCAGATATTCAATACTTACAAAAAAAGTTATTTACTGCACTTAGAGTACCTAAACCTTTCTTAGGGTTTGAGGAGGCGAATGGTGACGGTAAAAATTTGGCGTTGCAAGACATTAGATTCGCTAGAACTATCAATAGGATACAACAATCTATAATACAAGAACTTAATAAAATTGCAATTATACATTTATATATTTTAGGTTTGGAAGATGAGTTAGAAAATTTCTCACTTTCCCTTAATAACCCATCTACACAAGCAGAGATGTTGAAGGTTGAACAAACTCAATTAAAAGTAACGTTGTATAAGGATTCTGTAGCAGACGCAGGTAATGGTTTTGGTGCAATGTCTATGACTAGAGCCAAAAAAGAAATTTTAGGTATGTCTGAAGAAGAAATTAGAAATGATTTAGAACAACAGAGATTAGAAAAGGCAGCAGCAGCGGAGATGGAACAAACCGCAGAAGTTATTAAGAAAACAGGATTATTTGATAGGGTTGATAAACTATATGGGGACTTTGATGCATTATTATCAGGTGCTGGTGAAGCCGAAGCAGGTGCTGGTGGTGACACAGGTGGTGCAGATATGGGAGCAGGTGGAGATATGGATGCTGGTGCGGAACCAGCCGCAGAACCTGCAGCTGCAGAACCAGCAACCACAGAATCTTTTAGAAAAGATGGTACTTTATTAACTGAAGAAAAAAGAAGAAAATACGATGAAAAAACTAAAAGATATCAAGGTATTTATTTAAGGAGATTAACTGAAAGTTTACAAAATAACGAACACGTTTACAATTTAGATTCTGTTGAAGAGGGTACTGATATATTGAATTCAAAAATTAGTGAGATGACTAAAGAGATTGATAAACTAACTAAATAAGTTTTTTTATAAAAGTTTAATATTTATTATAAAAACTAACACATGGAAAATTTTGGCAATATAAAAGACACTTTTAAACAATTAATGATTGAGTCTATAATTAATAAAGATGAGAAGGGTAAAAAATTGTTTAATAAGTTTTTAAAGACTATCGGTGAAAACAAAACATTAAAAGAACAGTATTTAATCTATAGTAATTTACAAAATAGAAAATTTGATGATTCTTCTGAGTCTAAAGAATATATTAAAGAGAATATAACCCTATTAAAATCGTTGAATAAAAATCATATTAATGGTGGTAATGAGTATTTTTCTAAATTACTTAAAGGAGTAGCCTTAGTTAAAGAAAATCAATCATTCTATAACGATATAGATTTTTTATTAAAAACTGATAAAAACGCATCTAACATAGATAAAATACAGGAATCTATTAATAACATATCTAAAAGAATGTTAGAAAAAGATATAGAAGAAACTGTAGTAACAGAATCTATAGGTTTACCACCAAGTATGTTGGCAAATATTTTAGTATCTAAATTCAACTCAAAGTATTCTGAAATAAACGAAACGGAAAGAGAAATTATAAAAACAGTTTTAAATGGTAATAAAGATGAAAAGAAATCTTTATTCGAATCTGTTAAAAGAGAATGTATAGATAATATAGATAACAAATTAAATGAATCCTCCGATATTGAAATAAAAGATAAGTTATTAAAGGTAAAAGATAAATTATTAAATACTAACTTCGATTACGAAAACTTCAATTCACAGATAGGTAAAATTTACAATTTAAAAGAATCGATAGATTAAAAAATGAACCCCTCCGAAAGAGGGGTTTTTTATTTATATAATTTGACTAATAACTATTTTAATAGTATAATTACATAAACTTTAAATAACAAAAAATGAAAAATTTTATGAATGAAATTAGGAAAAGAAATCAAATTAGATTTATTAGAAAACTATAAAACAAAAATCGGTACCGTAAATAATAAAGAATCAAAAAGTTTATATTTAAACTTTTGTGCGTGGGGGGAGTTAAAAGAAGAAGGCGAAAATTTTAACTACGATTTTTTCTTAAGTAATATAAGAAAAAAAATAAAACAAAAAATAAGTAATACAGTCAACAAAGAATTATTTCACGAAAATAAATACATTGTAGATTTAGATATGAGAACTTCAGGGTTAAATATTAATAAAAGAAGTTTTATGTCTTGTGAAATAACATTATATCAGAAAAAACATTTACCCATAAATAAAATTAATATCGTAGAAAATAGTAAAAAAATAATCTATGATGTCGTAAATGAATGTTTAGAAAATAATCCAGTTTTTACTTTCCATAAATCTAAAAAGTAATTTTTTACCACAGTGGTATATTTATAATAAAAGTATAACACTGTTATGGAAATTCTTAAAAAAAACGAAATAAATAAAAAAGGTATTCTTGTCGAATATGACGCAGGATACATTTCCCCAAAAGATAATAGACATTTTGTAAATGAAATGTCAAACTTAACCAAAGGTCAACCTATTATAGAAGAACCTTTGGTTGTTTATGCCGTAATGCAAAAGTATGGTGTAGAGAATAGAAATGGTAGAGTATACCCAGAGGCTATCTTAAGAAGAGAGGCAGAAAACTATCTAAAATTAATCAAAGAAAAAAGAGCATTAGGAGAGGCGGATCATCCAGAATCTTCTATAGTTGCCGTAAGTAGAATTTCACATAACGTAGTCGATTTATGGTGGGAAGGTAATGTACTAATGGGTAAGTTAGAAATTATTATGTCACCAGGATTTGTTAATCAAGGAATAATTTCTTGTGAAGGTGATAGAGTTGCCAATTATATAAGAAAAGGTTTAAAAATCGGTGTATCATCAAGAGGTGTTGGTTCTTTAGAAAAAGAGGGTGGTAAGAATATTGTTCAAGATGACTTTGAATTAATTTGTTGGGACATAGTTACCTCACCCTCAACTCCAGGATCTTGGATTTATAGTGAGGAACCTTCTGTCGAACAACAAATGTCAGAATCTAAAATAAAAAATAAAGATAATCTATTAAAAGACTCTTTAAATAATTTTTTATTGGATTAATAAAAAAATAACACTTTTTAAAAGTATTGCATATTTATTAAGAAATGCAAATAATTTTGCGTTATTTAATAATAAATAAAAACAAATAAAAAAAGAAAAAATGGCTGAAAAAAAGAAATCAATCATCGAAGAGGCTTTACTAGAAGCAAAGTCTTTAGAGGATGCCTTAAAAGCCAACACGAAAGAAATACTTGCGGCACATATGTCGAAAGAAATTGAGAGCATCGTTGAGTCGTCTTTAAAAAATAAAGATGAGAAAAAAGAAGAACCAATCTCCGAAGAAGATGACGAGATTAGTGTTGACGATGTAGAAACTAAAGGGTCCGATGATGATGAAGAAGACGTTAAGTTAGATCTTGACGATGAAGAAAACGCTGATGATGATGAACTACAATTTGGTAGTGATGATTCTGATGAACCTAATAATGAACCTAAAGTTGATTTAGATTTAGACACCGACCTAGACTTAGATGCTGGTGAGGGAGACGATGATGATGACGATGATGATGAAATTGGGTTAGGTTTTGAATTACCTGCTATGGGTGCAGAAGATGACGAAGAAATTTTAGACTTAACAGGTGCTTCAGACGAAGAAGTTGTTACAGTATTTAAAAAACTTTCTGACAATGACGAAGTAGAGGTAGTAAAAGATCAAGGTGGAATTCATCTTAAAGATAATGGAACGGGTGCAGAGTATTACATTAAGGAATCTATGGAAGAAGGATGGAATTCTATGGAAGAAGGTGAACAATGTTCTGAATGTGGTTCAGGTACTATGTACGAAGATGAAGAAGGGAAATACTGTTCCGAATGTGGTGCAGGTGATTCTCAAGATCAAATCGTATATGAGATTGAACTAGACGAACCTTCAAGTGAGGAAGACGGATTTGAAATAAAAAATTGGGACGATGCGTCTAAATGGCTTAGAGATACGCCAGAAGGAAGACACGCAGGAAGTAGACCAATTGAAGATTTTGAAGAAGGTGCTTACATTGAAGAAGATAAGTTGCAGAGACACTCTAGAACTAATGGTAAACAAAGATACCACGGTGCTAGATTAGCGGCAAGAGAATCGAGAACAACTAGTAAACCTGTAGTTCGCAGAGAACCAACAAAAAACACAGTTTCCGAATCCAAAATAATGAGAGAATACAGAGAGTTAAAATCTAAAAACGAAGAGTATAAGAAAGCACTCAATGTATTCAAAGAAAAACTAAACGAAGTTGCGTTGTTTAACACTAACTTAGCATACGTTAATAGATTATTTACTGAGCATTCAACTACTAAGAAAGAAAAAATGGAAATTCTTAAGAGATTTGATAACGCTGAGACAATTAAAGAATCTAAAAACATCTACAAAACTATTAAAACGGAATTAGATTCTAAATCCCCTATTAATGAGTCAGTAGAAACTAAAGTTAATAAAACAATACAATCTTCAAAATCTACTAATTTGAATGAGTCTACTGCATATGTAGATCCACAAATTACAGCGATTAAAGATTTAATGAGAAGAATCTCATAAAAATAATAAAATAACAAAATTAAAAATAAAATTAAAATGGGACATTTGTTAAACTCAGGTGAAGTCGGAAATATCGGACTAGAACACCTAAAACAAATCAGATCTAAAACAATTTCTAAATGGAACAAATTAGGTTTCTTAGAAGGTTTAAAAGGTCACGTAAAAGAGAACATCGCTCAATTATATGAAAACCAAGCATCTGCATTGTTGAACGAATCAACAGGAGCAGACTCATCAGGATCTTTCGAAACTGTGGTTTTCCCAATTGTGAGAAGAGTATTCTCTAAATTATTGGCTAACGATATCGTATCAGTACAAGCGATGAACATGCCAATCGGTAAATTATTCTTCTTTGTACCTAAGACATCTGATGGAGCATTTCCATTGAATGGTTCTAACAACGGTGCTAATGGAGCATTACCAGAATGTACAATCTCTGCTTGTGGTGACACAACTTTGACTACATTCCAAGAAAAATCACTTTATGATTTATATTATAATGATGGTTTATATGATGCATCTAAAGGAAGTTATACTGTATTTTCAACTACAGGTTATCAAGGTGTAATTCTTAACGCTAACGGTACTAGTACTGTAACTGCATTAACTGCACAACCAAAAGCAAGTGACGGTTCTTTCAGAAACGTTAAATTACGTGTTACTGGTTTCACATCCACTAACGCAGGTAGATTAACTGGACCAGATGGTAACGAAATGGATACTGAGGCATTCTTAGCATCTTTAAAAATTGTTACTACTCCAGCAATCAATGATCAAGACGGTCAAAATATTATCGCAGCAGGTGCTGAGATACCATTTAGATTGGTAACACAGAAATACGGTAGAGGTATCGTAGATTACGGTCACGATATCTGTGATACTGACGGAGGTTTCTGGGTTGAATTAGATTTAACTCACCCAGCATGTATTAGTTGTTCTTCAGCTAATTTTGATGGTTACGTTGGAGCTGCATCAGCAACTACGTTCACAGGATTAACAATCTCTTGGAGACAATACCAAACATTAGAATACGCTACAGAAATGGGTGAGGTTTCTTTTGAATTGGATGAAGTAGTTGTTTCTGTAACTGAGAGAAAATTGAGAGCAACTTGGTCTCCAGAATTAGCACAAGACGTTAGTGCATTCCATAACATCGATGCAGAAGCTGAACTTACGGCTCTTTTATCTGAGCAGGTTGCTGCTGAGATCGATAGAGAGATCTTAAGAGACTTAAGAAAAGGTGCGGCTTGGCAATTGAGATGGGATTACAACGGATGGAAGAGAGCTAACTCTGGTGGTGGTTTCAACGCATACACTCAAAAAGAGTGGAATCAGACGTTGATTACTAGAATCAATCAAGTTTCTGCACAAATTCACAAATCAACTTTGAGAGGTGGCGCAAACTTCGTAGTAGTATCTTCTGAGATATCAGCAATTTTTGATGACTTAGAATACTTCCACGTATCTAACGCTTCTCCAGAGCAAGATCAGTACAACATGGGTATTGAGAAAATCGGTTCATTAGGTGGAAGATATACTGTATATCGTGACCCATATGCACCAGCAAACTCAATCATCATTGGACACAAAGGTAAGTCATTGTTAGATACTGGATACATTTACGCTCCGTATGTACCATTACAATTGACTCCAACATTACAAAACCCATTCAACTTCGCA